AGATTGCGGAACGCAGCGTAGCCCGCAGTGACCACGTCGCCGAGCGACAGCGTCTCCACGTTGGTGCCGATCTGGACGATGCCACCCGCCGAGCCCTGAGCGGCTTGGTCGAACTGCAGGCCCGACGTGGCAAAGCTCTCTTCGTGGTTGCCGTTCTTGCACCGCACCGACACGGCGACGTTTAATTCATTGGCCATTGCTTGCTCCTAGATGCCACAGTCCGAGAATATCTGAGCCATGTTGACCTTCTGGTACGGGTACAGATACCGCACCAGTGGATCGCTGCCGATGGTCAGCTGGCCGCCGTTGCCGTCGAGCGGCACGGGCTGTCCGACCGGGTTACCGGCCTTGTCGAGGATGGCCTTGCGGTCGCCGCCAACCACTTCATTAAACCCAGCGTCGAAGTACTGGATTTCCCACAAGTCAGGCTTGTAGAGAAACTCGATGCTGATGGTCCACACGTTGTTCTTCTGGTCGTACTCGCCGTTCCATCCGGTCATGCGCACCGAGTACTCGGGGCCGCCAAGGAACTCACCGTTATTGCAGGTGTTCGTGTACCGCAGCAGCTGGTCGAAGCGCGGGTTCAGCACCTGCGTGTTGGTGTAGGTTAGCCGCACCAAGGCCGACTCTTCCTCGAGGCCATCCACCGGATCGCCTGCCGAGTTGCGCGCCGGCAGCTGCCCCGCATTGCTGAACGCCGGCACGTCGTTAAGGTCCGACCAGCCTAGGGCGGGCTTCGTCACGCCCTGCGTCTGTATGGTGATGCGTTGCCACGTCGTGGGCTCAATGCCCTGCGGCTCCGGCAACCCTTCGCCTTCCGGCTTGGCGTCGTAGCGGACGCTCATCACCACGGCCCGCTCGTTGTCCTTGTAGTGCGACAGCTCGCGGCCGTTAACCACGAAGGTCAGCCCACCTTCGATAACCTCGTCGTCGATCTGCGGCAGCGGACGATTGCCCAGATTTGGCCAAGAAGTTGCGTCGTCCAGAATCTCGCCAAAGGACGGGTCTTTGCCGTCCGCAATGACGAGAAACTTTTGCGTGGCCGAGTGCTGCTTGGTTCCCTTGTCGCCCTTGGACTCGGACAGCTCCAGACTTCGCAGTAGTCGTGCGTCGATAAGTGCCATGGTTACACCGAAATGGTCGCTAGGCCGATGCCGCCACCCAAGCCGGCCAGGCTGGCCTCAATCTCCTCGAGGCTCTCGGCCGACTGCTCCGCTGCATCGGCCGTGCGGGCCTGGTCCTTGGCACCCTCCAGCCGCGGGTCGGCCCCGCGCATGATGCTGTTCCGAAAGGCTTCGCCTTCACCCGTACCGGCCACAATGGCTCTGAGCGATTCGGAGGAAGCACGCACCGCTGCCATCAACTGCGGAGCAGCAGACGCGCCAAGAGACTGTCCGGCGCTGGCGGCTGCATTCTGCATTCCGGCCTCGACGCTTTTCATGTTCTTGTCAAATGCAGCCAGTGGATTGGCGAAGTTCTCAAGGCCCTGTGCAGTAAGGTTCCCGGCAGCATCACCAAGGATGCCGGCCTCGCTAAAAGATGCCGCCGCTAGCTCGTTCGTCGCATCTGCGGCGCTTTGCATGGCAGATGCGATGCCCAAATCAATGCCAGGCAGTGACGCAATTAGGTTTGCAATGCCTTCCGTGACTGCCCCAATACCACCAGTGATAGAAGCAAATGCCAGAGCGCCTGCCGCACCAAACGCGGCAATGCCTCCTGCCGCCATCTGGAAAACGCCAGTGACCATCGTTGCCGCACCAGTAATCAAACGAAGCGTTACCGCGAGGGATGACATCTGACTACTTGCCTGCGCGGTGCCAGGAATAACCGTCGTGAAAAAAGCGACAAACTGCGAAGTCATCGCCTTGATTTCAGGAATCACGTTCATGACTTCTCTGACCAGCGTCTGAAATAGCGGCACGAACGCCTGGCCTAATTGGCTCTGGAGGGTAGAGAAATTCGCCTGAAGGATCCTTTGCTGGTTTGCCAACGAACCAGAGGTGCGAACGAAGTCACCCTGTGCGAGCGATGTCTGGCCGAGAATTGCTGCGTACGCAGCTTGCGCCTTAATGGACGGCGTCAACGCAGTCTTCAGCGTGGCCGTGAGGCCCATCCTCATGGCGTGCTGCCGGAGCGTCGCGTCGTCAAGTAAGACGCCATATCGTCGCAGAGGCTCCGCTTCTCCACGAAGGCCAGCGCCAAGGGCCAGCAGTGCGTCTTCTATGCTCGTGTTGTTGAAGCTCGCCAGGTCTGCGGCCAACGAAGTCATGCTGATGGAAAAATCAGCCGACTGGTTTTCCGCGAGACCAATCGCGCGAAATAGGTTTCCGAACGTCCCTGTAGCCCGCAGCGCTTCGGTTTCCGAGATGCCAATTGCGGACGACGACTTGGCAAACTTTGCGACTGCCTCAGCCGCATTGCCAAAGACTACAGTTGACTTGCTTTGTTCTTCGCCAAGCGCGACTGTCGCGTCGACCGCTCCTCGCATCGCCCTGAAAAGTGACCCGACAGCAGCCGTCACTCCCCGGATTGCAGTCGTCGCCGCCAGAAACGTTGCGGCTGCGTCTATTCGTTTGATGCTTCCGGCGAATCCGCCCAGCTGCTTACTGGCTCGGCCCAGCCCAGCGGTAAGGCCGCCGGTGCTGGCCGTGATAGAGACGTTGACGCGGCCGAAGTTCTTGGCGGCCATGGCTCACCTCTTGGCCGACTGGAGAATGCGGAACATCTCCTGCGGCGTCTGGCCACGCTTCGGAACCGGCATGAAGTCGTGCGGCTGCATGGCCGGCTTACCCTTGGGACGGTTGCTGTTGTAGTTCTGTGCCATGAGCACCGCGTCCCGTAGCCACTCGTCGCCCCACGGCATCAGCTGAAAGGCGGCCATCCACCGCTCGAGCTGCCACCACGGGATCTGGTCTGCCAATCCTCCCGGCCCTTCGACGTTCCACTCGCCGAGTTGCAACGCCAGCCGGTACAGGAACAGCAGCACCGGCCGGCTTTCTAGTTTTTTGCGGCGTCCTCCAAGGCGTCCGTGTTCAGCCCGTTCAACTTGAACCCGGCGTCCACGATGGCCTGCACGCTGTCGCTGTCCAACTCGCCGATGGCGTCGGCGTCGTTGTCCGTGAACATCCGCGTGCCGTCCTCGTTGACGGCCAGCAGAGCCACGACCTGAGCCCGCACGTTCCGCAGGTTCACCTTTCCGGGGATGCCCCCGGTGACGATTTCCTCAAACCGGTCTCGGTCCCGGGCGGTGAACTTGGCCACATGCACCGTGCCCAAACCCGGCACCTCGACAGGTGCCCGAGGCCGCACGTTCCGCTTGGCCAGAATCTCCTCGCGTGTCAGAGCCACAGTCCGCGCCTCCTGCTCTTAGATGCCGATGTTGCCCGACAGCTTGATGGTCAGCGTGCCGGTCATCATGTCGTCCTTCGGGGCCGACGCCTCGAATGACGATGCGTAGCCAAACGCACTCCACAGCGCCGTGGCGGTTCCGCCGTTGGCAAAGTAGATGTTGACGGCCTGGTTGGTCGCCACGTTGGTAAGAAGGTTGACCGGGTTGAGCGCCGGGTCGTGGTGAATCTCCAGCGACAGCTCGCCCGGGTCGTAGTACTCGCTGGCGAGAAACACCTTGCCGCCCGTGGTGAGCAGATGGCTGGCATCGACCACATCACGGCTCACGCCGCCGAGCGAGACGCTGTTGACCTTGTAGTGGGTCGCGGCGCTGCCGACGATGCTGCCGAACGTAACGAAGGTGCCCTGTCCGATGTCTACTGCCATAGTCTGAGCCTCCTTGCTCAGGGTTCTGCGTATGTAACCTCGACCGAAAGATCTGTGCGATAGACCGGCAGCTGCTCGCCGCTGGGGGCGATTTCCTGCTGGTCGTCGTCACTCCTCACGACAGCCAGCCGGATGCGGTCGGTCCGCTTGTATTGTAAGGCGGCCTTCACGGCACGCGCGAGGTTTCGCACCTCGAGCAGGGTGGTTGAGATGCAGGAAAACGTGTACGTCGCCCGGATCAGCGAGCCCGGCCCGAGGGAGTGCGTGAACGGGTCTTTCAGCTGCGTCTCGCGGGCGAACACGATGCACGGGAACGCCGTGCCCTGCGGGGCCTGCACCTGGTAGATGCGGCTCCCGGCCTGCATGGCGATGTCGGCGTCGGCGGACAGCACCTGGACCAGGGCCTCGTCAATGTGGGTGACGGTTGGCATTACTTGCCCTGCGCCTTTCTGGCGGCTCGCCTAGCGGCCTCGGCCGTCGCCTTATCCAAAGCGCTAACGAGCTCGGTCTGCAGGGCGTCTCGAATGCTGGGCAGCGTGGCGTCGGCCCACGCCGCAAACTTGCCCGTGCCGGCGAAGCCTTTGACTTGGCGGAAGAAGATGCCGCCGTTGTCGCTGGATGTAGCCACCTTGCCCTTTAGGTACGGGTATTTGCTGGCCCGAGACATCGGGACGTTTAGCACCTTGGCGCTCTTGGGACGCCGCACCTTTACGCCGTTCTCAATCCACCAGGCGTGAAAGCCTGACCGGGTGCCGTTCTCGCCCGCCTTGCCACCCCGGCGGAAGCCCAGCACAGCCGTCTGCGTGCGGCCTTTCACCTTGGCCTCTGTCACCACGCCAACGGACCGGCGAAGGTTGCCGGTAGGACCGCGAGCCACCAGCGACTTGACCGTTTTGACGTGTAGCTTCGTGACCTTGTTTACCGAGGCCCGGAGGTACTTCTTTTGCAGCCCGACCGGCAGCGCGGCGAAGCCTTGCAGGACTTCCTTTACCCCGTCGATTGTCATTCCAAGCTGCACGGCCATCAGTCGAGCTTCTCCGTGACCAGCAGCTCATGCTCCTCGCGGCGGCCCCGCTCGACGACCGAGTCGATCTCAAACGTGCGGCCCTCGCTCACAAGCCGCATCTTGGGCTTAAGCCCCGGCGTGTACCGCAGTCGCACTCGGTGCGTCACGGTGCCCTCGGTCTGCAGGCTGGCCACCCGCTCGGCCCCCGACAGCGGCAGCAGGGCAATCCACCGAGTAGCAAACGTGGAGTAGGTGAACGTCGGCTCGCCGATGCTGTTGACGCCCTCGGTGGGCGTCTCAATCGTCGCCTTCTGGTCCATGATGCCGGATTTCAGCATGGCTCATGTCCCGTAGATGACGAGCGTCCAGGCCGACGTGCCGCTGGCCTCGGTGCGAATAACAAACTCTTCGCCTGCCTGCATGCTGCCAGCGTCAGTCACGCTGACGCGGCCGCCGGAGGAAAACGCCTGAGCGCCGGCCTGGTTCTGGCACGACGCCATTGAGCCGGTAGCCGAAAACGCGAAACGCTGAATGATGCCGGCGTCAGTGTCGAAATCTACAATCGCGCCGCTTGCGTCGCGAAACGTCGTAGGCGACGTGGCAACCGTTACGTTGGCTGTGCCGCACGTCCCCGTGACAATCACTGCCCTGCCTGCCGTGTATCCTGTCGTGTCAGCCAGCTGGATTTTCTTGAGCGACTGCACGCCGCCACTCGTGGCCGAGTCGGCAAAGCTCACTTCAACAGCGATCCGGCCTTCAATGCTCATGCGTACTGCTTCCACTTGAGGGGCTCGAGCAGGGCCGCCACGCCCATCGGCACGTTCTGCCCGGCGTTGCCGACAGCCTCACGGTTGGCGTACCAGTGGCCCACGAGCATCTTGATGGCGTGCTTGGCCGGCGTCGGCACCGCAGTCGCCCCGCCGTAGCCGGCCAAGTACGAGATCTGCACGCTCTTGTCGTCGAGCCGCACGCTTGGCCACACGCTCAGGTACAGCGGGTAAATCAAAGCCGGCACGTGGTCGCGGTCTAGGCGGAACTCCTGGGTTCCAGACTGCGCCCACGTGAGTGTCTGCGTGGCACCGCCCGTGTCCACGTACGAGATAGTCACCGTGGCGCTCGCGGCAGTCGCGTTCAATCGCACTGGCGGGCGCGGAAGCTCAATGCGGGTCCCGAAAAAGTCATCGAACGCCACGGTGTACGTCTTGTCGGCGAAGGTGCGGTCGCAGTAGTCCTCGCACCACGTTGTCGCCGCATCGATCAGCGCCCCGATGTAGGCGTCGTCCTCGGTCGTGTCCACGACCCGCAGATGCTCTTTGGCATCCGCCACGCTGATGGGCCGGTCACCTGTGCCGCTGGCCGTGCTGACGACCAGACTGCGGTATCGGCTCGCAATCGTGCCGCGGTAGAACAGGCTCACGACTTCGGCCTCCGCCCCCGACGCTTGGGCGTAACCGGCGGGGCCACCGCCACCTCGAGCTCGGCCGGCTCAGGCTGCACTGCGAACCGCAGCTGCGGCTCGTCCTCGACCAGGTCGCCCTTGCCAAACACGACAAGCGAGCGGGCCTGGCCCTTGGGCACCGTGATGACCTGGCCAGCCTTGTAGGCCATGAACGGCCGGCGGATGCGGACTTGGACGGTTTCGATGGTCGTGCTCATTTCCAAGCCTGCTCCGGTGCCTTGCCGCCGTGGTCCCAAAACTCGCCGGGGTGCTGCACGAGGCCCTTCATGTTTTTGTCAGGCCACTTGAAATGCACCTCGGCATGCCCAATGCACACCCGGGTGCACACGCCACACTTCACCCCAGCCTCTTGAGCCACCTGCCAGAAGTGGATGTCATCGTCGACCCGCTCAGGCCCCCACTGGCCATCCTTGTCCGGCTTGCCCAGGAACCACGGGTGCGGCATCCGCTTCAGTGCCGCCGCCCTAATCATCGTGAATCCGAAGTGGGCCGTGTTGGCTTTCACGACGTTGTGATAGATGAAGTGGTCCCGCGGGGCCTCCACGAGCCGCTGGCCGTCCTCGCTCGCCATGGTGAAGAGCGGCTCGTCGGAGCGGCGCTTCATCTGCAGGGCGGCCACCACGTCGTAGTCGCTGGCCGTAGCGTACGTCAGCATCCGTGGGACGGCGTCGCCCTCAAAAATGGTGTCGTAGTCGAGCGTCAGGATCCACAGCGGCGGGGCCTTGGGATCCTCGTCCAACTCAATCATCTCGGTCAGCACCCGCTCGAGGCACTGGCCCCAGAAGGCCCCCTCCAGCCGCACCGGCGAGATGCCGTAGGGAATGAGCCCACGGGGCCAGCAGAACATATGGTCCTGCCAGCCGAGCCTGGGAACCGACATCGCGCACATGACGCGAACCGGCCCGGAGCCTGTGTCCAATACGGCAGGGTTGATCCCTGCCACCGGTGACGCCGCGCCCACGGCATCCTCCTTTGGTTGGAGAATCGTCAATCAGCCAGAACTACTTGACCACCAGCGTGACCACGTTGGCGTCAGCTGCCGAGTCCACGCCAGCCTCACCCTTGCCCAGGCGAGCCGCCACGACAACCGTGTTGTTGGTCGCGTTGCTGGTCGCATCGGCCGCCGGGGTAACCGCCACCTGGAGGTACCGCTTGAGGGCCTTGGTGGTCAGGTTGAACCGAGTCACGTTGACCGTGGCCGTATTGGCCACAGCGCCGACCGTGTAGTCGGTGCCCTGCACCAAGCCGGTGATCGCGGCGTACGAGCCATCCGTGTCGGAGTGCTTGACGCTGACCACGCTCGGGGCCGAGGTGTTCGCAATCGACCGATAGCCCACGTCGATGCTCACCGCATCGAAGCCGAGGCAGTCGATGGCCACCGTGTGAGTGCCAGCCGAGGCAACGCCAGCGGCAGCGGACAGGCTCACGACGCTCTTCGTGTTCGCTACAGGGTCCATTGTTCAATCACTCCTTGTGGATGTCAGA